CACCTGGTCGGGCCGGAAGCGGTCCAGAACTCACAGATCGTCAGCGGCGCCCAGTCGAAAGAACAGGCAGCTGTCGTGTTCGAGCTGGCCCGCAAGATGGTTGAGATGTCGCCCATCCTGTCGAAGCTGGTACGCATCCAGCCGAGCGGCAAGCGGTTGATAGGCCTGGCGCGCAACGTGTTGTACCGGGCACTGGCAGCTGAAGGCAAGACCGCGCACGGTCTGTCGCCGATCCTGGCAATCCTCGACGAGGTCGGCCAGGTCGTGGGTCCGGTCGATAAGTTTGTCTCGGCGATCACATCGGCTCAGGGCGCCTACACGAATCCGCTGCTCATCGCGATCAGCACCCAGGCGCCGACCGATGCGGACTTGTTCTCGACCTGGATCGATGCGCAGACAAACGCGCCAGATCCGCGTGTCGTGTGCCATGTGTACGCGGCGGACAAGGATTGCAAGCTGGACGACCCGGCTGCATGGGCCGCGGCCAACCCGGCGCTCGGCATCTTCCGATCACTGGAGGACGTACGCAAGCAGTGCAAGCAGGCGATGGATATGCCGGCCAACGAGCCGGAGTTCCGCAACCTGATCCTGAATCAGCGCGTCGAGGCTGTATCGCCCTTCGTCACCCGCTCGGTGTGGGAGGCAAACGGCGCTGCGCCCGGCGACTCTACCGGCCGCAAGGTGTGGGCTGGCCTGGACTTGGCTGAGGTGCATGACCTGACCGCTTTCGTTGCGGTCGATGACACAGGCGGGATTCATCCGACGTTCTGGCTGCCTAAGCATGGACTGGCTGAGAAGTCCCGCAAGGACAAAGTGCCGTACGACCTGTGGGAAAAGCAAGGCCACCTGCAGACGACACCCGGTAAGGCAATCGAATTCGAATACGTCGCCAAGTTCCTGCGCGACTTCTTTGACCGGCACGACGTTCAGGCGGTCGGCTTCGATCGGGCGCTGATGCGTCACTTGGTGCCCTGGCTGGTCAAGGCCGGCTTCACCGAGGCTGAGTTGGCGAAGTTCATTGAGTATGGACAGGGCTACCTGAGCATGACGCCGGCGTTGCGAGAGATCGAGGTCCGGCTGCTCAACGCCCAGTTCCGGCACGGCTCGCACCCGGTCATGAACATGTGTGCCGCAAACGCCAAGGTTACTGGCGAGAGCGGTGGGCGCAAATTTGATAAGAGAAAAGCCCGCGGGCGTATCGACGGAATGTCCGCCCTGGCCAACGCGGTTGGCGTGATGCCAATTGCCGAAACCAGCGACAACATTGATGACTTCCTTAAGGCCCCGATCAGCGCATGAATTTCATTAACTCCTTTCGCACCTGGTGGGGACGCGGCGGCGCCATTGCCGAGACCAGCGGGACCCAGCAAGCTGTACCGGGCGCGCCCCTCATAGCGGACACCACAAGCGTCGGCGTTGACGGTGCGCTACAGATCAGTACCGTGTGGGCGTGTATTGATCGCCGCGCGACGACCGTTGCCAGCCTGCCGTTCTTCGTGTACGAGCAGAAGAACGGCGAAAAGGTGCTGGCCCGGTCGTCGAGGCTGTACGCGATCCTGCACGACTCCCCCAACAGCCGAATGACGCCGTTTGAGTTCTGGCGGTCGATGATGATGAACCACGATTTGCGTGGTAACGCGTACGCCCGAATTGATCGGGACGACGCTGGCGAAGCTGTCGCTCTCTGGCCAATGCCGGCGGACCAGGTCGAGCCGAAGGTTCTCGACGACGGCTCAATGGTCTACCTGTACTCGTTTGCGAATGATGTCGCGGTGCTGGCTGCCGAGAATGTTCTGCACCTGAAGAACCTGGGCAACGGCACGGTCGGACTGGCGAAGCTCGAGTTCATGCGCGCCACCACCGACGAAGCGGCGAAGGCCCAAGGCGCAGCGAGCAAGGTGTTCAGCTCCGGCGGCAAGCCCACCGGCATCCTCATGCTGGACAAGGTGCTGAATCCGGAGCAGCGCGCGGCAGTCACGGCGAACTTCGCCGGCATGGCCGAGGGCAATACTTCGCGGCTGTACGTGCTCGAAGCGAACATGAAGTACGAGCAGCTGAGTATGTCCCCGGAGCAGCAGCAGCTGCTGGAGACGCGCAATTACGGCGTGGCCGAACTGTGCCGCTGGCTCGACACCCCGCCGGTTCTGGTGCATCACTCCAACGTTACCGCGTGGGGTACCGGCATCTATGAAATCAAGGACGGCTTCTACACCCTGGCAATTCGCCCGATGGTCATCAACATCGAGCAGGCGGTACGTAAGCGCGTGCTGACGCCGCGGCAGCGCGCCACGATGACGACCGAGTTCAGCCTTGACGCCCTGCTGCGCGGTGACCCGACGAAGCGCGCCGACATCAACGCGAAGAACGTCCAGAACGGTCTGAAGTCGCGCGCCGAGATTCGGCAGTTGGAAGGTGACCCGTATATCGCCGGCACCGATGTCCTGACTGCACAGAGCAATCTGGTCCCGCTCCACATGTTGGGCAAAACGCCTGCAGCGTCGGGCGGCTCCGGTTCGAACATCGCCCAATAAGGAAACGACATGGAACGCAAGGCACTGCTCCTGGCAGACGCGCAATTCAAGCTGGAAGACGACGACAACACCTTCGTCGGCTACGCCTCGACCTTCGGCAACGTGGACTCCTACGGGGACACGATCGTCAAGGGTGCTTACAAGGAAACGCTGAAGGTCAACGGCTTGCCGAAGATGTTCTTCAACCACGACTCGAGCGCCGTCCCAATCGGCAAATGGGTCAAGGCAGCAGAGGACGACTACGGCCTGCTGCTGACCGGAGAGTTTACGCCGGGTAATGCCCTGGCCGCCGAAGTCAAGGCCGCGCTGAAGCACGGCACCGTGGATTCGATGAGCATCGGCTATGCCCTGCGCAAGGGCGACTATGTCGACACCGAAGGCGGCCGCACCATCAAAAAGGTCGCGCGCCTGGCGGAAACCTCGATCGTCACGTTCCCGGCGGATAAGTTCGCCCGGGTCGATCTGTCGAGCGTGAAGTTCGCCGACGAGATGGCCGAGATCGAAACCATCCGAGATTTTGAAATGTTCCTGCGGGATGCGGGGAATTTCAGCAAAGGGGCGGCGCAAGCGCTGACCGCCCGCGCTAAAGCGCTGTTCACCCTGCGGGATGCGGGCAACGACGACGAAGCGAAAAGCACGGAGGCGGCAATCGTTGCTCGCCTTGCCCGGCTCAGCCAATAGCCCGCATCAACCCCATCAGGCCGCCTAGTGCGGCTTTTTTTACGCCCAAAGGAAAACAATGTCCGACCAAATCATGAAGGCGCTCGACGGCGTCGAAGCAAAACTGACCGCAATGGCCGCCAAGGCTGACGGCGAGCTGGCCACCATCGGCAAGGTCTCGACCGAAACCAAGAACGCGATCGACGCCCTGGGCGTGGAGCAGCGCACCTTCGCTGACCGCCTGCTGGCTGTCGAGCAGAAGGCATCGGCCCAGCCCGATGCGCCGGCCGCAGACGACACCGTCGGCGCCCAGTTCACGAAGCACGCCAGCTACGAGAACTTCCTGAAGCAGGACGGCCGCGTCCGTACCCGCATCGAGGTGAAGAACACCGTCACCAACACGATCGCCAACACCTTCAGCGAGCGCCGCCCTGGCATCGTCGAGAACGCATTCCGCGTGTTCACCATCGAAGACCTGCTGGTCAACGTGCCGACGTCGGCGAACGCGATCGACTGGCTGCGCGAGAACGTCTTCACCAACAACGCGGCCGAAGTGGCCGAAGGCGCGCAGAAGCCCGAGTCGAGTATCACCTTCACGCCGGGCACCATGCCGGTGTCGACCGTGGCGCACTGGATCAAGATCACCCGCCAGCTGGCGATGGACAACGCAGCCCTGGCTGCGTACATCAACCGCCGCATGGTCTACGGCGTGAACCTGCGCGTCGAGAACCAGCTGGTCTCGGGCAATGGTACCTCGCCGAACATCAACGGCCTGACCAATGCTGGCAACTTCACCGCGCACGGTTATACGGCCGCATCGCTCACCGCTGCCGGCCTGACCAACAACCGCCTGGACCTGATCGGCAAGATGATCGGCGATTGCGCGTTGGCCGATTACCCGGCTGACGTCGTTATCCTGAACACCGCTGACTGGTGGACTCTGCGCCTGCTGAAAGATAGCCAGGGTCGCTACATCCTCGGCGACCCGGCGTCGGCAATCCCGCCAACCCTGTTCGCTCGTCCGGTCGTGGCGTCGAACGCGATGGTCGCCGGCAACGTGTGGGTTGGTTCGCTGTCGCAAGCGGCAACCCTGCACACCCGCGAAGGCATCGCGGTCGACCTGTCCGATTCTGACGGCGACAACTTCACCAAGAACCTGATCACGATCCGTGCCGAGCGCCGCCTCGCCCTGACCGTCGAGAAGCCAGCCGCAGCCCGTTACGGCCTGCTGGTGCCGGCGTAATCCCCCGCGGGTCGGTCAGCACGACGGCCCGCAACAGGAGACACACATGGAACTGATCGAAGTCGAAATCACCAGCCAGGCGATCACTGCCAAGTACGGCACGCTGATGGCCGGCGACATCCTGCGCACCGATGCGGAATTCGCAAAGCACCTGGTCGAGGACTGCGGTGCGGCGAAGTACCGCGATGCGCCGCCTGTCGCTGCGGCCGAAGTCGTGCTGACGAAGC